CTCGCGCTGTGGTTCATGGCCGTATGGGGTTGGCCCATGGTGCTCGGCACCGCCCAAGACCTCGAAACCGCCGAAGAGGTTTGGCAAGGCGCCGTAGACATCGTGGAGGGCGACCCCGACCTACGCGGGCTGTTGCGCCGCGTGGTGCGCACCAACGGGCAAAAGGCTCTTGAGCTGACCAACGGCACCCGGTACAAGGTCAAGGCCGCCAACCGGCGCGCCGGTCGAGGGTTCGCCGGGAACCTGATTTTGCTGGATGAGCTGCGCGAACACCAGACGTGGGACGCCTGGGGCGCGATCACGAAAACGACCCTCGCCCAAGCCGAGGCGCTCGTGCTGGCGCTGTCGAACGCCGGTGACAGCACCTCGGCGGTGCTGCGGTACCTGCGGCTCATGGGGCACGCCGCCGTCGGCGACCCCGACGGCATTAACCGCGACGCCGACGGGCCCGCCGCGCTGCTGCCCGGCGCCGACGAGACCGACGACGACCCCGACGACCTCGCCCAAGATGAGGCGTCGCTCGGGCTGTTCGAGTGGTCGGCGCCCCCCGGCTGTGACCCCCGCGACCGCGACGCCTGGACGTTCGCTAACCCGTCGCTGAACCACCCCGGCGGTATCACTGAGCGCAACCTCGCCGCCGCCCAGCGTACCGACCCCGAGACCGTGTTCCGTACCGAGGTGCTGTGTCAGTGGTCCGAATCGACCGGCGATGGGCCCTTCCCGTCGGGGCGCTGGGCCGCCGGTGCTGACCCCACCTCGGCACTGCCCGACAACGCCCGAATCACGTACGGCGTAGACGTCTCGGGCGACCGCTCGCGTACCTACATCGCCGCCGCCGGTCGCCGCGACGACGGCGCCGTGCACGTCGAAGTCGTGGCCGCCCGCCCCGGTACCCATTGGGTCGCCGAGTGGTTCGCGACCCGCGCCACCGAGCGCGACCCCATGACAGTCGCCGTGCAAGCCCGAGGCGCGCCCGCCTCGCCCCTGGTCGAAGACCTCGCCGGGGTGGTCGGGCTCGACGTCGCCGAATGGGGCGGCCCCGACCTCGGCAACGGCACCGCCCGCCTGTTCGACCTTGTGAAAGATTCCGCCGCCGGGCCGCCCCGCCGAGGGCTGGCTCACCTGCCGCAACCCGTGCTCGACGTCGCTGCCGCTACCGCCGTGCCCCGGCTGCTGTCGGACGGCGGCATGGCGTGGGACCGCCGCCGTTCGCCTGCCGACATTGCCCCGCTGGTCGCCGTGACGGCTGCCGTGTGGGCGCTGCTGCTGCCCGAGAAAACGCCCGCCCGCTCCGCGTACGAAGACGCCGGGCTACTCATGCTCGACTGAGCTAGGAGGACAAACCCTGTGGCCCTCCTGGACTCTCTTCGTCGTCTGCTGAGCCCCGCCGGGCGTACCGAGGCGCTGCCGTTCGGCGTCACATACGGCGCACCGTTCGACCTTGACGTCATCATCGGGCAGATAGCCGGGCAGTCCGTTGCCGAGCTGTACCGCACACAGCCGCACCTGCGCACCGTCGTGTCGTTCCTGGCGCGCAACATCGCCCAGCTTCCGCTCCACGGGTTCGCCCGCGTGAGCGACAGCGATCGGCGCCGCGTGCTTGACGACCCGCTCGTGCTGTCGCTGCGACAGCCGAACCCGATGACGACGCAATACGAACTCATGACGGCGACCGTGAGCGACCTCAAGCTCTATGACGCCGCGTTCTGGATGACCGTGCCCGACGGCACCCGCCCGGGCGGCTGGCACATCGCTCAGATTCCGCCGACGTGGGTGAGCGACGTTGACGGCGACACCCCGTGGGGCCCCGAGTTCATTACGGTCGTGAGCCCTCAGAACGGCGAGCGGGTACGCCTGAACCGCGACCAGTTCGTGCACTTTCACGGGTACAGCCCCGGCAACCCCGCGCGGGGGTCGAGCCCCGTGCTCGCGCTACGCGACGTGCTCGCCGAACAGGTCGGCGCGTGGGCGTACCGGCAACAGCTCTGGAAGCGTGGCGGGCGCGTGGGCGCCTACCTGACCCGCCCGCCCGACGCGCCCGGCTGGTCGCCCGAGGCGCGTACCCGGTTCAAGCGCGAGTGGAATGAGCGGTGGGCGGGCGACCGGGGCAGCGAGGCGGGCGGTACGCCGCTGCTGGAAGACGGCATGACGCTCAACCGGCTCGGGTTCTCAGCCCGCGAGGATGAATGGGCCGACGTCGCCAAGCTGTCGCTTGCCACCGTCGCCGGTGTTTACCACGTCAACCCGACCATGGTCGGCATTCTCGACAACGCGAACTTTTCGAACGTGCGCGAGTTCAAGCGAATGCTGTACTCCGACACGCTCGGGCCCGACCTCGCCATGATTGAGGATCGGCTCAACACGGTGCTTGTGCCGCGTATCGCCGCCGACCCTGACCTGTACCTCGAATTCAATATCGGCGAAAAGCTGCAAGGCAGCTTCGAGGAACAGGCCGCCCTCATCTCCACCGCCGTCGGTCGCCCCTGGATGACCGCCGACGAAGCTCGCGCCCGGTTCAACATGCCCGCCCTCGGCGGCGACGCCGAGGCGCTCGTGACCCCGCTCAACGTGCTTGTAGGGGGGCAGGCGAGCCCGCGCGACACCGGTGAGCAGAACCTCGCCGCCGCGCCCGCGCTCGGGCGCAAGACCGCCGTAACCCTGACCCGCGCCAAGGCTGACGACCCGCTCACCGTGACCTCGGGCGCCGACCCCGAGCACGTGCGGCTCGCCGCCGAGACACTGCGGAAGTTCTTCGACCGCCAGCGGGCATCGGTGCTGTCTGACCTCGGGGCCGGTAAGCCGAACGGCTGGAATGAGGGCCGCTGGAATTCCGAGCTGGCGGCTGACCTGCGGGTGCTGGCCGGTGCGATCACAGCCGACGTCGGCGCCGAGGTGCTCACCGGGCTCGGGTTCGAGCCCGACGTGTACGACACCGCCCGCACCGAGGCGTTCCTCAGCGCGCTCGCCGAGTCTCGCGCCGGGGCGATCAACTCGACCACCCGCGACCAGCTCGCCGACACGCTCGCCGACGACGGCGACCCGGCGCACGTGTTCGACGTCGCCGCCGGGGCCCGCGCCGACCTCGGCGGGCAAACCCTCGCGACCACCCTCACGGCGTTCGCCACCGTCGAAGCCGCCAAGCACACCGGCCGCCCCGATGTCACCAAGACATGGGTTGTGACCTCGACCGACCCCCGCCCCGAGTGCGAGGCGGTGGGCGGCGAAACCGTCGGCATAGACGACCAGTTCAGCAACGGCGCCAAGTGGCCCGGTGACGCCGTGCTCGGCGCCGCCGGGGTCGCCAACTGCTCGTGCGGCATCGCCGTGACGATCCCTTGAGAGAGGAAAACAGCGATGCCCTGTAAGAACGCGACCCTCACCCGCCTCAAGGCAGGCCCGGACGACGGGCTCGCCGAGGGGCAGTTCACCGCCTACGCCAGCGTGTTCGGCAACACCGACATGTACGGCGACGTCGTACAGCCCGGCGCGTTCACCCGCACCCTCGGCGAGTGGGCCGCGAAGGGCTCGCCGATTCCGCTGCTGTTCGGGCACCGCACCGACGACCCCGATTTCAACATCGGGCACGTCATGACCGCCGAAGAGGATGAGCACGGGCTCAAGGTCACGGCACAGCTCGACCTTGAGGCGCCCAAGGCGGTCGCCACTTACCGGCTGCTCAAGGGCCGCCGGATCAACCAAATGTCTTTCGCGTACGACGTCGCCGACGGCACGCCCGAGGACGACGGGTACCACCTCAACGACCTCGACCTCTTCGAAATCTCGGTGGTGCCGATTGGCGCGAACACCGAGACCGAGGTGCTCGCCGTCAAGGCCGCCGCGACCGCGCTCGCCAAGGCGGGCCGCGTGCTCAGCACGAAGAACGAAACCGCGTTGCGCGAGGCGCGCGACGCCATTGATTCCGTCCTCAGCTCGCTCGCCGAGCCCGACGACGGCAAGGCGGCACCCGCCGCCGACCATGCCCACGAAGAGGCCAACGGAACAGCGCCAGCCAAGAGCGAGGCCCCCGCCGGGGGTAAGCCCGATGAGCCCGTGCTTGACCCGTCCGTACTGCTCGGGGCAGCCGCAATTAGCCGAATCGACGCCCTTATCTGAGGGCGGAGGGAGGTCATCCATCGTGGATGAACTGCTCAAGGCTCGGGCTGCTCTGCTCAAGAGCGCCCTTGCCATTATCAATCCCGTCAAGGAGGCGGGCCGCCCGCTGACCGAGGACGAGTCAGCGGAGGTCAACGCCCTCGCGGAGAAGATCGAGGCGAAGGACGCCGAAATCGCCGCGACACGCAAGTCTCACGACCTGGTATCTCGCCTCGGCGGGCTCGGCGCCGTGCAGCTCGGCGCCGCCGACGGCAACGACAACCCGCCCGCCAAGAGCCTCGGCGAGCACTTTGTGAAGAACGCCGACCTCGGCGCCGCCCGGCGCGGCTCGCGGTTCAGCGTTTCGGCGCCCGAGTTCAAGGCCGCCGGAGACACACAGGTTGTCGGCTCGACGTTCGCCGACGTGCTCACCACGTTCGACACCAACGTCATTACGACGCCGCGCCGTCGGCTCACCGTCGCCGACCTGCTCGGTTCCGAGACGATTTCGGGCACCGCGATTACCTATTTCGTGGAGGCCGCTCGGGAAGGCGATTTCGCGTTCGTCGGTGAGAACGCCCAGAAGCCTCAGCTCCACTACGCCGACCCCACACCGGTCACCGAGGCGCTGCGCAAGATCGCCGGGTTTATCAAGGAATCCGACGAGATTGTCGAGGATCTGCCCTGGCTGGTCTCGGCGATCAACAACCGGCTGCTGTACGACCTCGCCGTGTTCGAGGAAAACGCGCTGCTCTCGGGTGACGGCACCGGCGGCACCATGACCGGGCTACTCAACCGGTCGGGTATCCAGGTCGAGTCGGCCGCCGCCGCCGCCGACAACGCCGACGCGCTGTTCCGGGCGATGACGAAGATCCCGATTGGGTCGGGGCTCGACGCCGACGGCGTTGTGCTCAACCCGACCGACTACCAGGCCCTTCGACTTTCGAAGGACGGGAACGGTCAGTATTTCGGCGGTGGGTTCTTCCAGGGCGAGTACGGCAACGGCTCGGTCATGGTCCAGCCGCCCGTGTGGGGGCTGCGCACCGTCGTTACCCCCGCGATCCCGGCGGGTACCGCACTGGTCGGGGCGTTCTCTCAGGGCGGCTCGGTGGTCCGCAAGGGCGGGGTTCAGGTCGAGGCGACCAACTCGCACGCTGACGACTTCACCAACAACCGGATCACGATTCGCGCTGAGGAGCGGCTGCTCCTCGCGGTGCGCCGACCGGCCGCGTTCGTAGACGTCACGCTGTCGTCGCTGGTCGAGTAACACCGATCGGCCGCCGGGCGGGAGGGCCCCTGTCACCCGCCCGCCCGGCGGTTACCCCGCAATGCCCCGTAGGCGCGCACAGAGCGCCGCCGGGCCGCCCGTAGCCCGCCCGTGAGGCGAGGCGACCACCGCACCCGCTACGGGCCCTGTGTGGTCCGTACGCACGCAACCCCACAGGAGGCACCCCGCGATGGACCTTTACACGCTCGGCGGGCTCACCTACCGCATGACCCCCGAGGACGCCGAGGCCCGAGGCGCCACGAAGGTCGAGCCCAAGGCGGCGCCCGCCCCGGCGAACAAGTCACGCACCCCGCGCAACAAGAGGGCCGCCGCCGATGAGCGAACCGACGCCGACGACTGAGGCGCCGCCCGCGCTGGTCACCCCCGAGGCGTTTAGCGCCGCGCTCGGCGGTCGGGTGAGCGCCAACGACCCGCGCGTGCCGCCGCTGCTCGACGGGGCGACCCGAGCTGTGCGCCGGTATTGCGGCTGGCACGTCGCCCCCGAGTGGCGCACCACGCTTACGCTCGACGGCCCGGGCGGCTGGCTACTGGCGCTGCCGACCCTGCGGCTCGCCGACGTGCACGAACTCACCTTTGAAGACCAGCCCATGACGCTCAGCGACGTCGAGTGGTCACACAACGGCGAGGTACGCCGCCTCGACGCCTCTTGGGGTTACGGGTACCGCGTCATTACCGCCGACGTCACCCACGGTTACACGCTGGCCGCCGACCTCGCCGCCGTGGTGGTTCAGGTAGTGGCGAACGCGCTCGCCTCACCGCTCGGCGCGACCCGCGAACAAGCGGGCGCCATGTCGGTTCAGTGGGCAACGACGGCGCCCGGCGTATCGGGCGGGCTGAGCCTGTTGCAACGCGACCTCGCGTTGCTCAACAGCTACCGGCTGCCGGGGGTGCTGTGATTTTCGGGCCGCCGCTCTACCTCGAAACGCTCACCGTGCGGCG